TTACAATGGACGATTGTCCACCTAATTTATTCTTTTTAGAATATATATCAAGACCTTCAACTGCTGAAATCTTCTTTGAAGATGTTCTTATGGCTTGTGTATTTTACGGAATGCCAATACTTGCAGAAAATAACAAACCAAGACTTTTATATTATTTTAAAAGAAGAGGTTATAGAGGATTTTCAATGAACAGACCGGACAAGACAATGCATAAATTATCTGTTACAGAAAAAGAAATAGGTGGAATACCAAATTCAAGTGAAGATATAAAACAAGCTCATGCCGCTGCAATAGAATCTTATATAGATATGTTCATAGGTTATAACAACGAACAGTATGGAACAATGTATTTCCAAAAAACACTAGAAGATTGGGCCGCTTTTAATATAAACGATAGAACAAAACATGATGCATCAATTAGTTCAGGACTAGCTATTATGGCTTGCAATAAAAATAAATACAAACCTGTTGCTGAGGTTATTAAAGAACCTGTTAATTTAAACTTTTCTAAATACAACAACAAAGGTAATGAATCAAAAATAATTATAGATGATCAATATCAATACTAATAGTGCATTTCCAAGTCAGGTGGTACCGGAGGCGGAAAAGAAAACTTTAGAATATGGGCTTGCTGTTGGGCAAGCAATTGAATATGAATGGTTCAGAGGAGGAAGAATAAACAGTGGTAAATGGAACACGGGTTATGCTAATTTTAATCGATTAAGATTATATGCTAGAGGTGAACAGCCTGTTCAAAAATATAAAGATGAATTGTCTATTAATGGCGATATGTCTTATTTAAATTTAGATTGGAAACCTGTACCTATTATACCTAAGTTTGTAGATATAGTATCAAACGGGATTGCTGAAAAAAAATTTACAATAAAAGCTTTTGCTCAAGATCCTTTTTCTAGACAAGAAAGAACTAAATACGCACAAAGAATATCAGACGATATAGCTTTAAAAGAATCAGCACAAGCTCTTCAAGCTTCAACTGGAATAAATATTTTAAATACAGACAAACCAAATGAATTACCTAGAAATCAAGAAGAACTAGGTGTTCACATGCAATTAGATTATAAGCAATCAATAGAAATAGCTGAAGAAGAAGCTTTAAGTAGTGTTTTAGCTTTTAATAAATATGATTTAATAAATAAAAGAATAGTTGAAGATATAGTTACTATAGGTATAGCCGCTGTAAAAACTGAATTTAATAAAGCTGAAGGTATTGTTGTTGAATATGTGGATCCAGCTAATTTAGTTCATTCATACACAAATGATCCTAACTTTGAAGATATATGGTATGTAGGTGAGATTAAATCTTTGACTATACCTGAAATCAAGAAACAATTTCCTTATATAACTGATGAAGAACTAGAGACCATGGTAAAGTATCCTGGAAGACAAGGGTATATTTCAAATCCTAATATGGATAATGATTTAGTTCAATTGTTATATTTTGAATATAAAACCTATGTGGATCAAGTTTTTAAAATAAAAAGAACTGATCAAGGTTTGGAAAAAACATTACAAAAAGAAGATTTTTTTAACCCACCACCTAGTGATAATTTTGAAAGAGTATCAAGAAGTATAGAAGTATTATATAGTGGTGTTAAAGTTATGGGTGCTCCTCAAATGTTAGAGTGGAAATTAGCTGAGAACATGACTCGTCCTACTGCTAATATTACTAAAGTTAACATGAATTATAATATTGTTGCTCCGCACATGTATCAAGGAAGAATAGATTCTTTAGTTGGGCGTATAACTAGTTTTGCTGACATGATACAGTTAACATCGTTAAAACTTCAACAAGTAATACAAAGGATGGTACCAGATGGTGTATTTGTAGATGTTGATGGTTTAGCTGAGGTTGATTTAGGTAATGGTACTAATTACAATCCACAAGAAGCTTTGAATATGTATTTTCAAACAGGTTCTATTGTTGGTAGATCTTTAACTCAAGATGGAGATCCTAATAGAGGTAAAGTACCTATTCAAGAATTACAATCATCTAGCGCTAATGGCAAAATAGCATCATTAATTAATACTTACCAGTATTACTTGCAAATGATAAGAGATGTAACTGGTCTTAATGAAGCTAGAGATGGTAGTATGCCAGATAGAGATGCTTTAGTTGGATTACAAAAAATGGCTGCAAATGCTTCAAACATCGCTACTAAACATATCTTAAACGGAAGTTTATATCTAAATTTAAGAACTTGTGAGAATATTTCTTTAAGAATTGCAGACATGTTAGATTTTCCTTTAACAAATGAATCATTAGTTAATAACCTCAATGTTTTTAATGTTGCTTCTTTAGATGAAGTTAAAAAATTAAATTTGTTTGAGTTTGGATTGTTTTTAGAACTAGAACCGGAAGAAGAAGAAAAAGCAATGTTAGAACAAAATATTCAAATGGCTCTTCAACAGAACCAAATATTTTTAGAAGATGCTATTGATATTAGAGAGATAAGAAATATATCTTTAGCTAATCAAGTTTTAAAATATAAAAGAATCAAGAAGCAAGAGGCTGATCAAGCTGATCAACAAGCACAAATTCAAGCTCAAGGTCAAGCACAACAACAAGCTAGTGAGGCAGCTGCTATGCAAGAAGTACAAAAGCAAGAGGCTTTAGCGCAGACAGAAATACAAATAGAACAAGCTAAATCTCAATTTGAGATACAAAGAATGCAATCTGAAGCTGAAATAAAAAGGCAATTAATGGCTGAGCAACACCAGTATGATCTTCAGTTAGCTCAAATACAAATGCAAGCAAAAAAACAAAAGGAAGGTGAAATAGAAGATCGAAAAGACAAAAGAACTAAAATACAAGCTAGTCAGCAATCTCAAATGATAGATCAAAGACAAAATGATTTATTACCTACAGATTTTGAAGCTAGTGCAGATGATACGGAAGGATTTGGTATGGACCAATTCCAACCACAATAAGAATTTTTATTAATTTATATTATATTATATTATGTCAGAAACAGTAAAACAAGAAGGAGACTTTAAAATAAAAGCTAAAGTCTTGAAACCCAAACAATTAACTAAAAGTGATGAACCTATAAAAGTAGATTTGTCAAAACCTAAAACAGAAGCAGATGCCATTCAAGAACCAAAAGCAGAGAGCGGCGTGTTACGCAAAGAAGGATCCGAATTGGGATTGCAAAGCGTGGGATCTGGAGACAAAACTAAAGAGTCCAGACCGATTTCTGAAGTTAAAGAAGAAGAAGAAGAAATAAAACCTATTGAAGAAGTTGTTGAAGAAGAAATACAACAGATAGGTGAAAAATTAGAAAAAAAGGTTATTGCTCCAACACCTGAAGAGGCAAGAGAAATAGCTACATTACCTGAAAACATCGAAAAAGTCGTAGACTTTATGAAAGAAACAGGTGGAACGTTAGAAGATTATGTTAGGTTAAATGCTGACTATTCTAATGTAGACAACGATACTCTTTTAAGAGAGTATTATAAACAAGCCAAATCCCACTTAGATTCAGAAGAGATTAACTTCATGATTGAAGATAACTTTTCATTTGATGAAGAAGTGGACGAGGAACGTGAGGTTCGTAAAAAGAAACTCGCATATAAAGAAGAGGTTGCAAAAGCCAAAGGGCATTTAGAAGGATTAAAAAGTAAATACTACGAGGAAATCAAGTTGAGACCCGGAGTTACTCAAGATCAGAAAAAAGCCACTGACTTTTTCAATCGCTACAACGAAGAGCAAAATATAGCTCAACAACAACATGAAGATTTTAAATCTAACACTAAAGATTATTTCTCTAAAGATTTCAAAGGTTTTGACATCAGTGTAGGGGAAAAGAAATTTAGGTATGGAGTTAAAAATCCTGATGAAGTTGCAACTAAACAATCGAATATTACAAACACAATTAAGAAGTTCTTAGATGACAAAGGTAATGTAAAGGATGTTAAAGGTTATCACAAAGCTATGTACGCCGCTGAAAACGTAGACACTATTGCACAACATTTTTATGAGCAGGGTAAATCCGATGCTACTAAAGATCTTGTTGCAAAATCTAAAAACATAACAACAGATGTTAGAGAAAGTCCTAGTCAAGATGTTTTTGTTGGTGGATTAAAAGTTAAAGCGGTGAGCGGTTTTGATTCTTCAAGATTAAAAGTCAAGAAAACAACATTTAACAATTAAAACAATTTAAAATTATGGGTGTAATAAATCCGGCGTTTGGTAGTTTAATACCTTCGCAATCACAGTTAGCTTTAGCTAACAACTACCTAAACTTTAACGCTGCGGCGGGTGGAGGTACTTTTGCTCAACAATATCTTCCTGAGATATATGAACAAGAAGTTGAAAGATATGGAAATAGAACTTTAAACGGTTTCCTAAGAATGGTTGGCGCTGAAATGCCAATGACATCTGATCAAGTAATTTGGTCTGAACAAAATAGATTACATGTATCTTATACTGGTGTTGCCTCTACGGGTGCTGCTGGAAGTACAACTTTATCTATTCCTACTACTCTTGCGGGTAACGTACAGAATGCAATTTTTCCTAATGACACGATTGTTGTTATGGATCCTGCAACTGGTGTTACTGTAAAAGCTATAGTTGGTGCTGTAACTCCTGGAGCTGCTGCAACAGTTGTTTTAGCTTATCCATTTGCAATTGCTAGTTTTGCTGCTGCTGCTGGTGGTTTTGCAAATCAAGCTGCTGGAGCTGGAACACTTAAACTATTTGTTTATGGTTCTATCTTCGCAAAAGGAACTGGAGCTCCACAGGTGACTAATGCTGGTGGTGGTGTAAAATCTATCCAACCACAATTCACTCAATTTTCTAATCAACCAATTATCATAAAAGATTCATTCCAAATTAATGGTTCTGATATGGCTCAAATCGGTTGGGTAGAAGTTGCTACTGAAGATGGTACATCAGGATACTTATGGTAT